CGTAATCTTCTTCACCGCGCCGATCTGATAACCGTCCTCTGTCGCTCTCAACTGGAGGGGCAGGTCGTATCTTGATACGGCGTAGAGGGTGGCTATCACGACTCCAGCAACGGCTATCTCCGTTTCGTACTCCTTGTACCAATGAATCTTTTTCTGTTCTCTCTGACCGCAAATATTTACTGACCTTCCGTTTCCTGTGCCTACCGCCCCTTCCGCGCATAAACGATCTCCCAATGCCCTTGCTTGATCTGATGTTGATCTAACTGAATACTCATTAGCAACCACTGGCAATCCTAACTTCAGGGCCTCCCTAAGCATCGCCACAGCCATCTCAGTATCAGCCGTGTAATCACCAGATAGGTGATCCCCGAACTGTAGATAGATGAAGTCAGCATTCTTATAGTAGTTGGTATTCCCCGAATGCCCACCAACTCCGGGTGTAAGGTGTACCGCAACGTGTTTATCAGTCAGCGCCTTTGCCCTGTCCACCATTGCGTTTACTTCTGCTGCGGTGTACTGCTCGTCACACTCCAGACAGACAACGTAACCAGACACTAGATCATCGTTGGTTCTAATGTAGTGGTCAATGAAAGCAAGGGTATCGCTTAAAGGCTCCTGACTATCCCCCTGCCTACCTTCCCCCGTCAACCATGCTACAGGCTTTAATCCTGATGTATTTAACTCCTGTAATCTGGGCCTTTGGTTAGCATAACCATTCACTGTTATACCATGATAACCACCTGTCTTAGCCCTGACATATACGTCTATATGGGTATCGCCATTGCCCAGAAGAATGTTCTTATAGTGTTCGCGCTCCTGCTCTGTTCCAAACCCATCACTTAGGTAGAGCAGACTCATTCCAAATCTGTCTGTCCACTTCGTAGTGTCAGTGGCTGTCAGGAAACTGGATCGTACTCCGTATAAGTCAGCGTTAGAGGGCAGTCCAAGTAGCGCCGTTATACCAATAAATGCCGTTAGCGCCCAGATCATCGCCCCAAGTGCCTGACGTACCATTCCCTGCCGCATATCTTATATCGCCCTCCCTAGGCTTGCTGGGGGCATTGTATGTACCTTCCAGTCTGAATACATCTAAATTGAATATAATGTCTGATAGTCTGTTTAACTCATGGAAGAGGTAATCAGAGAGTTGATCATTATTAATTGGGGCTGGGTTTGGAGTCCATCTGTTTACAGACTTTACAACCTTTGACGAATGATTACCCATACGATCTTATACCCCGTAGACCTCTTTGCTGAACCTCAAAGGATAGACCATGAAGTTTCCAATCTACATCTGTATCCGACTCGACCTTTACCCCAAAGTATTTCCCGCTTACCCTACATGAAACTTTAGACTGAGAGTTAGGGTTAAAGGTTATCGGCCCTTCCCATGTAATCGCTTCCTCAGTGGACATCTGCTTACCAATATATACATTAACAGTGTTATCACCGCTGACTTCTATTTGGGGGTACACCGCAGATACAAACTTAACAGACTGTGGATCGCCAAGATCATAACCAGTGCGTTCTATATAAGCAGACATAGTTGCTGTATCTTTCTTGTTACCTTTATTATCTCTGTATATCTTAGTATTGGTTACATCTGCGAATACGATATTCTTTATTACGTTATCGTAGTTAGTAGAACCCCACGGATCGCTGTCTGCATCCCATGTAAGAGTGGCTGCATTCCATGTAGCACCCGCTGTAATCTCTACTATGCCAGAACTGATATGAGAGGTATCAGGAAGATCACGGAAGGAGAACGTATTATCCTTCCAGTTCCAGATCAAAGCCCTATTAGCCACGGTAGATGATCCAGCAGGATAACAGGCCATCATCTCGTTTCTAACGTAGTCTGCGGCCACAAAGCACTTCTGATAGTTATCTCCATTCAACTCATCGAATACTGTTCTACGCAGTTTGTTGGATAGCATGGGGGTTATAGTCTGACCATTACAAACATAGAAGTCAGAGTTCCCCATAAAGAAGTGACCACCCTCAAACTCTGCCACCGCTTCTTTAGAGAGCAGTCCTATTGTTGGGGACATTAGTTTAAAGGAAAAGATGTACGGTGTACCTACATAGTTCATAATGTAGATGCTGTCATCCTTATAGATTATAAAGGAGTCGCCCAAGGGGAGGCCATCAATTATATCTCCCGGCGTATCTGAGAGTTCATACTCACCGGCATCTAAAGTTGCATCGTTCTCGTCCCATGTTACTGGGGGAGAACCAAAGGATGCTTCCGTACTCCACTTTACAAGTCTGGGTTCTTCATTACTCCTTTCCCAGTTAAGACCAATAAGGAATGTTCTAAACGATCTGATTACCTTACATTTGTAGGTATCGGGGAAATTCTGTAACCTGATAAATGGTATGGTTAGACTGGGAACCCCACTAGATAGCGGCCACATTTGCGGCACATCATACCCATCTGTAGCGACAATCAAACCGTTCATGTTGGTGGCTGTCCACCTCTTGTTGGAGGTATTAGCACCGTAATCACTATCGCCAGTAGCCGTTGTTCCAACAGGAACGACAGGGTAGGCTGCCGTATGTTCAGCGGCGGTTGTAGAGTTAGCCGCTCTTGTGCATCCAGTTAGATCGTTTGTAGATTTACCGGAGTATGTAACCTCTTCATACCCATTTGAAGAGCCGTCATCAATGGCTTTGGTTCCCATCGCAATAGTCCCGCTTGCGGGAAACGCACTTGCGTCAGATAGGGTAATTGTAGTTACACTACTATTTATAGTAGCATTTAAGGTTCCGGTAGCCTGTCTAGTTACATCAGTCCAAGTAGAGCCATTCCATACCGCTATGTCTGTGGCTCCGTATGCAATCCAATAGTAGGTTCCCGCAACCGTTAGGTACGGATGGATGTAGTAAGGAGCAAACGGACAGGTAGCCATCACCTCTTGGTATCCGGCGACTTTCTTTACGCCGTTATCCAAGAGTCTTACATTGTTTCCGTCAGACCATGCGTTAGGTGGGAGATTAAAGGGTGGTGTATCCTGTATAATCCCTATCTGACCTAAGTTTTCGATAGGTACTAATGGCATTATGCTGGGGGAGTGGGCCAAACAATGTTAAATGGATCGCTCTGGTCTGTGACATCCCTCAAAGCCTGTCGATAGGTTTCCCACTCTGTTTTAACAGATGGATCAAGCGGTACATCAGAAAGCATAGTCCAGTCACATGACTGAAGTTTTGCATCCCTTTTAGCCCTTACGAATACCCACTTTTCAACAGGAACTTGTGCTTGAACAGCCTCCCAAGATGGCTTCTTAGAAGGGTCTGAAAAAATAACATTGTCTATATAATCTTGCTCAGTTACAATCTCGCCTTCCATCCGAAAAGATGGATTAACTATTAAACTGGCTATAGCATCACTAATTAATCGGTTCACGATATTATCTCCCATACCCTCATTGTTCCAAAGTCAGTAGTAATACCCCCATCGTCAGCATCTCCGCATTTGGCTTGTAGTTTAAAGGTATAGGCTGCTGCCGAAAGACCTGTAACCTTAAATATAGCACTCCAACCAAACGCAAAGTTGGCAGTAGGTGTAGTGCTTGTCCAATCTCTTTCTACCCTACTAGCACTGAGGTCGCCAGAAGGCGATATGCCAGTTGTGGTACTAGTAGCATAAACCAATCTATAAAACCCAGTCTGAAACTCTTCGTTATCGAAACTAGACCAGTTCTGAGTGGTTGCTGTAACATCTACATAGATATCGCTTGCGGCAGAAACCTTAGTGTAAGACGCGGTTAATCCGGTATCAGTCATAGAGGTACTTCTTATATCTGTTGAACTAGTTTTTACCCCCACCCCCATTCCCAGAATGCTATCAGCAGCGCCTGTAACATTGGGTAATGAATTTTTCAGAACCGTTTTGATTAAACGGATATGATCGTCGCCCTGACTTATGGAGTCTGAGCCAGTGGGATTTGTCGTAACTAATCCATCAATGTATGTTGCGCTTTCTAGTGCCATTATAAATATCTCACAAAGTAAGGATCAACCTCTGCATCAGGAGCGGTAGGCCAGCCCCAGTTGGTTTTATCCACAGTCCTGTCATATGTTTCGGTTTCCGGGCCGATTGTTT